TTAACAACAAAGGTGCTAAACATGAAGACGCTGAACAAAATCAAGATGATCGTAAAATCACTCGTATTGCTCAGTTGCAGTTGCAAATTGCAAAAGCAAAACAAACACTTAATAAATTAAATAATAAGGAAGATTAAAATGGCTAAGTATCTCACAACAAAACCAGAAAGTCTTGAGAGTGCTGTAGCTAACGCACTTAGCATGGCTTCACTGGAAGAAACAAATAAAAACAATAAGTCTGACGATGGTGAAGGCTTGGACGCAGTTCAACCTAAAGCAGTTAAAAAGAAGTTTGATGACCGTAAAGACAAAGACATCGACAACGATGGTGACACTGATAGTTCTGATGAGTTCTTACACAAGAAGCGTAAGGCAATCTCTAAGTCAATCGCCAAAAAAGAAGGTAATGCATTCACTGGCGCACTTAATGCTGCAAAAGAAAAGGGTGAAAAGACCTTTGTAGTTTCTGGCAAGAAGTATAAGGTAGAAGATTATCAAGTAGATGAGTCTGCTGACACTGAAGGTACAGAGTCATTAGATGAAGGTAATGCTGACTACAGTAGTGATGACATGCAGAAGTCGATGATTATGCAAAGATATTCTAGTGCAATCAGTACCATGTGGGGCGAAGCTGCTGATAAGTCTGATGGAAAGAAAAAAGTCATGTGTGAAGATTGCGGTAAAGAAGCCCATGAAGGTGCATGTGTTGAAGATAAAGATGGAACAACGATGACAGGACAGCCAATGTCTAAAGTCGATGTAAATGTCAAAGAAAAGGATTAAACATGAAACGTCTTGTGGAACTCACACAAATTTCAGAAAAAGAGTTGCCAGACATTTACTGTGACATGGATATGGTTATTGTTGATTTACTAGGTGGGTATAAGAACCTTACTGGTAAACAATTTGATAAAGTTGAAAAAGAACAGCGCTGGGAAGACATACGAGGTATGAAAGATTTTTGGCATACCTTACCTTGGATGCCCGGCAGCGAAAAGATGTGGAAGTTTATTAACAAATATAAAGCAAACATTTTATCTGCATACTCTAGTAATGATGGGAACAGTAGGCCTGGCAAGAAGGCTTGGTTGTCCAAAAACGCCAAACCTACTGGTAGAGTTAATCTCGTAAAGAGAGCAGACAAGCAAAGATATGCCACAACTGGTAATCAACCTAACATATTGATTGATGATTATATCAAAAATATCAAAGAATGGGAGAACGCCGGCGGTATTGGGATTCATCATACATCCCCCAACAACACCATTTCTCAATTGAAGAGAATTGGATTTAGATAAATAGAAGAGTAAAATCTTAAAGGAGAACGATTATGGCCCTATGGGGAACAAGAGATGCAGATGAAGCAAAACCTAAATGGCTTACTGCTGTACAAAAAAGAAAAGTGTTTGCCACTGCTGGTGGTTGGACACAATTAAATGGTAAAGGACTTGAAGAAGTCATTTGTGCTATTGGTGGATTAAGTAGTAGACTAAATGCCCCCGATGTCACAGAAGTGTTTTTTATCACTTCTGCTTTAGTCAATGGATCAAGAACTATTACAGTTGATGCAGTATTCAACGAGAAAGTTATTGTTGCAGGCGTGCCACGATTGACAGTTGACAATGGCAACCAATCTACTGATGGTGATGGTGATTATACACTAGACTACTCAGCTGGTTCGGGAACAAACACGATACGCTTTACTAAAGCGTCACAAACTGTTTCTACAAATGATATACTGAAAATTGGTGGTGGTTCGCCATCTGCGACCGCACTTGCATTGAATAGTGGTAGTATTACTTCTGCTAACCTTGATAAGTTAGGTTCAATCACGATTGCAGCTGCAACTACTGGTTCTACAACCTTCCCAACTGCTACTGTGGATACTAATACCGCATTTTTAACTGCTGGTACAGTTAACACCTTGGTTGCAAAAGTATTCAGCGCAACAGTTGTTGCTGGTGGTACAGGATACTCTGCTGGACAAGAAATTACTATTGCAAACGGATTTGGTACGGGTACTACCGCAGTACTAACAATCCTAACTGTAGCTGGTGGTGCAGTATTAACAGTAGCACCTAAGGCTGCTGCTCCAGGCGTCTACTCTGCAATCGCTGGTGGTGTTACTGGTATTGGCCAACAATCAGTAAGTGCTGGTTCTGGTGCTAATGCAACATTCAACTTAACACTTGCAGTTGCGTCACTTGCTGTCAATGCCGCTGGTACTGGTTATGAAGCTGCTCCAGACATCTTATTGGCTGGTACAGGACTTGCTCAACAAGCAACTTCAACCTTAGTAGGTACTGCTGCAATATTGGCAACAACCGCTGTTGCACAGAAGTCGCTAACAGTAACCGCAGCGTAGTATAAATAAGTATGTAAGTAATTAAAGGTGATTATGAAAAAGAATGAAAAGACACTAAGTGTTAGTGAAATTGAAAGTAGGAAATCAGTTCTGAAAGACGATCTTGAGAAGATTCAAGATCGTCTGAATGAATTGGAGAAAATGAAGGTGCAGGTAGTTTCACAGGGTAATGCCTTAAATGGTGCAATCCAACAATGTGATGCGTTCCTAAACCTATTAAGCGAGTCGAGTCCCGACAGTAGCATTCCCTCGCAAGACGATAATGTCGCAGTTAATGCGGTGTTGAGTTGAGGGTTTTAACAATTAAACAGGAGAATAAAAATGGCAGATAAGAAAATCACTGCTCTAGCTGATCTTGGTGCAGGCATTGCCGCAGAAGATTTATTACACGTTATTGATGATCCAAGTGGCAACCCAGTTAACAAGAAGTTAACAGTTGCAAACTTTTTCAATAACATTCCAACATATATTGCATTGGATGACACAGTTCATTTATGTGATGGAAGAACCGAAGTAATTTCAGTTGCGGAATCCATCACGCATATCAACACCACTGCTGGTACTCATGCTGGGTCAATGGCAAACGGAACCAATGGACAGATTAAAATTCTTACCATGATTACTGATGGTGGAAACTCTGTTGTTACCCCTGCTGCACTTACTGGTGCAACAACTATCACATTCCAAGATGTAGGTGATACAGTAACTTGTCTGTTTACAAACAGCAGTTGGTTAGTTATATCAAATGTTGGTTGTGCAGTAGCATAAAGGAGATTATTATGTCTGAACGTATGGGCGCAAATGGGATGCCGACAACGAAGAAAATTGTAACATGGGATGAGCATCAAAGCGAATCTAATGGAACACTTCAAGAAATTTTATCGGTTAATCCTAATGCAAATGTAGAGGACTTTGAAGTTGAAGAAACTACAAAAGTTTCTACGTCAAAAAGGAATAAACTTAAATGAAAAACTTTAGCAAGTTCAATGAGTCATATCAAGACCATCAAATGGCTGCTCACCTTAAATCTGGTGATGATGGAGTTAATGATATTGCTAACCCCAAGACAATTGATAGAATCAATTCATTCTTAGGTGCAATGGGTCAGATGGAATATCTGATGCCAGAACACGCTTTGAATATAGTAAGAGATCGACTAGAAAAGTTGGGACTTACTTTTGGTGATGTCACTTTGTCTGAGGCAGGTAAACAATCAATGCCAATGACGCAGTATGGTGGACGATTCGGTAAAGATGGAAATGGAGATGACATCAATGATGATGGTATTTCCCACAAAGTTGAAGGTGGTCTTTCTTTAGAGATTGAACACGTTATAACTAATGGAACACATTTCGTAAAAACCAAAATCGTTTAACTGGTTAACATATTATGTTTGAAAAGATTACTAACGATAATGTTAGAATGTTCGCTATGCGACATTACAACAATCCACAGTGTGAAGGTGAACCCGAATTCGAAGATGATATGAAACGATTCAAGTATCTAAAGCGTTTGTTTAGGAAGTATCACGAAGGTGGTGAACTAAAGGAACGCCTGATACTGAATCACATGATTGTCATTAGTAATATATTCGGTACTGATGCTGGTGCTACCTTACTAATATTTAAGATAGAACCTGTCTACTGGCCAACTCTGAAAACCTTTATGGCATTTCTAGGTATGTTGACTGAGACAGAACTAATGGACATCCATGAAGATGTTCACATCAAAGAAGTTCTAAGGAAACTATAATGGGTAGAGCAATAGACATGTTTGTCACTTATCGTTTTGTTAAACTGTTAACACAGCCATTTAACAAGACTGATGCCTTTAAGATGGGTATCATTGATGAGAAGGGTAACAGGACAGACAAAAAACTTTATAAAGCAAGTGAACAAAGTGCGTATACTATACTGCACAAACTCGTATTTAACATCAAGAAAATATTTCTGAAAGTGCCCGGCTTACGCTCCAGAGTAGGAACGTATGCGGCTGCACTATTTTTGTTGAAAGACACATTTAAGGAACACATTGAAGACCCTCAAGTATTTGAGAAAGAATTCATTAAATACTTATCAGAGAATAATATTGAACTTGATAACACTATTGTAGAAGAAGTTACTCTAGACAATGGTAAGTTGTCGAAAGGAATTTATACACTAACACAGGATGTTATTATAACAGATGAAGATCAGGAAGACTTTGACGCTCTTGAGGGAGATGAAGTTGAAGTATTTGAGGATACACCACCAGCCGACACTATCCTAGGCATAGATGTATTTGCTGTGATTCACAATAGAACAAAACAGAAGATTTTTATATCTTCTGAGGATATAAAGGAATTGGACATAGGAGATTTATAATGCCATTAGAATTCAATAAAATAATGAAGAAGTTTTATGATGACCCATTATTGGGTATCAAGAACGAAGATGCACCAGCTAACAATAGTGGTGGTGGTGGAGTTTCAATGCCACCCGATGTACGTTATCAGAAAGACTTAAAGAAAAAGAAGAAAGAAAAGTCACCATATGATGCTAGAACTAAAGGAGCAAGAGGGTTCTACAGTCGTATGAGTGAGTTGAAGGCAAAAAGAGAAGCAAGAGCTCAATCTAAACTTGCCGCAAAAGTACAAGAAAACACTCTTAACAGAGAACACGAATATCTTCTTGCTGAAGACAACGTGGATGTTTTAAAGAACATTGTAAAAAACAAACAGAACAAGTCTATTAAGTTTAAAGATGGTTCTATGAAAGTTGACTTATATACTGCATCTGCTGTAACACAGGTTTTTGATGCGGTAAGTAAATCTAACAAAGATAAAATAAGTAAACTTATAAACGGAAGCAAAGCCGACTTTATGAAGATTGCTAGTTTTGCAATGTCTAAGGTAAAGTAACATGAAAAGTTTCAACCAGTTTAAGTCGTTATCAGAACAACAGATTACTAAACAAGATTTAGATGGTGTTGAGAAGTATGCAGATAGACTATATAAGAGTGTGGGTATTGATGTTGAATTTACCAGACACTTCTTAGATAGGGTGAATGATGAAAGAAATAAGAAGCAGATCACTGTAGCAGAACTTATTCGTATGTTCAAACAGTCTCGTAAGACGCATGGTAAAAAGATTGCACAACTTGGCCCAGATGCTGAAGCAGTCCTAAATGATATGCAGACGGATGTTAACATGCCGTTTGTATTGAAATGGGATGGTAAAGAACTGGACTTAATTGCAAAGACTGTAATGCGAAAGAAAGACTTTAAAACCAGTGATCAGAAACTTAAATTTTAAGGAGGAAAATTATGAGAGCATGGATTTATAAACGACTGAAGGAAAGAACAACAATGGATGGAGGTGTATGTGTTGCACTTGGACTGTTGGTTCTTTTTGTTGCTCCACTTGCCAAACTAGTTGCTGGACTAACAGTAGCGTATGGTATTTGGACAATGTGGAAGGCTGAGTAATGTTTAAACTATATGCAATTCTTATTGTAGTTGGTTTATTGGGTGGTGCAGCATATGGTGCTAAGTACTATTATGACACCACCCAAAATACAATTGCAAGTTTGCGTGAGAACAACGCAAAACTAGAAGTTGCTAATGAAACAAACCAAGCGACTATCAAACAGATGGGTGAGGACACTGCAAGATTGAATCAATTAACGAATCAACTTGCTTTGGACTTGCAGACTTCAGAGAAGTATGGGGATCAACTTAGAACAACCCTTAACAAACACAATCTGACTCTGCTAGCTAATAAGAAGCCTGGCTTAATTGAAAAGAGGATGCAAAATGCGACAGACAAACTATGGGACGACCTTGTGTCTATTACTAGTTCTGACAGCAGCAGTACTGCTGACTAGCTGTTCATCACTAATCCCAGAACCCAAAATTGTAACTGTTACGAAGGTTGTTGAGAGACAGATTCCTATTGTAGCACATCCCAAGACAGTACAGTTGAATGATATAACTATCCATGTTGTATCACCAGACAAGAATTTAGAAGAATTCAAAAGAGAATTCGAAGCTAAGAACGGAATAGATTCATACATTGCTATATCTGTAAAGGACTACGAGAACTTATCAAAAAATATTGCAGAGTTAAGACGATATATAGAACAACAAAAACAGATTATTCTATACTATGAGAAGGCAGTAACAACTAAAGGAGAAAGTGATGATACATCTAATGTCGCAACTGGCAGCTAATGCATACCTAGATGGTAAACAGGCAAAAGTAAAGTGTAAAGAAATGGGGTACACTCATAAGTACTTCAGTAGAGATGGCGCACAATGTCATGCAGTATGGAATAAGAATGAGTATATTCTTTGTTTCAGAGGAACAGAACCAAATGAACTATCTGACCTTATAGCAGACTTGAATGCAATACCCCGTTTCTCCATGACACATGGTTTAGTCCATTCTGGATTTGCTGGTGAACTAAATAAGTTATACGCCCAACTAGTATCACATAGAAGTAAACACTCTAGAAAGAAATTCTACATCACTGGACATTCATTAGGTGCTGCTATGGCAACTATTGCATGTTCAAGGTTTGAAGAAATGGAAGATGTAGAACTACTAACTACATTTGGTTCTCCCCGTGTTGGTACTCGGAGTTTCGTTAAGAACATTAAAACCCCACATCATAGAGTTGTGAACAACAATGATGTTGTAACAAAAGTACCATTATTTTTAATGGGATATAAACACCATGGCCTCTTGACATACATTAATTTTTATGGTAACATAAGAACACTAACATTATGGCAAATGATTAAGGACAGGTGGAGAGGTTGGAGAAGTGATGCCTTAGATGGTATCAAAGATCATGGTATACAGAACTATGTTAAGTGGACGCTTGGACGATGATGGAAATATTTGATAGTACACTCTGGATTTATACCAGTATAATTGGCGCATTGCTTGGTGCAGCATTCCTTGCATATTTCAAAGATACCCACATGGGTATTTGGTGTTACGGAAAAATAGATCAGTTTGTAGATTACTTAGTTGATAAATATAACTGGAAATGGTTAAGACAACCCGAAGATGCTTGGAGAAAGAAGTATCCATCTGTTACTAAGAAGATGGATGAGTTAGAAGCTCGTCTTTGGCGACAAGAAGTTAAGATGGTAGAAATGCAAGATCGGATAAAGAACATGCAAAATGGCAACAGTTAAAAGTCTAGATACAGAAGTAGCACTTCTGAAAAGAGAAGTCACTGAGATGAAACATATACATCTCAGGTTAGATTCTGCTATAGAGAAGATAGCTGATGTATCACAAGCTTTGCATACGATCATGGCAGTCCATGAGGAAAAATTAATGCGTCAGGAAGACCAATTAGAACAACAAGAAAACGACTTTAAACACACAGTACAAGAGTTACACTCCCGTATATCCACTAATGCAAAAGACAATCAACAGTGTATTCTGGATATGGAAAGGCGTTTAGTAGACGCAATGAATCAACACAATCAAACCGCAGACGCTTACTTCAAGACCTTGCGTGATGAACTATCCACCAGAGTTGGGGTGCTTGAGAAGTGGCGTTATGTCATTATCGGCGGTTCCATTGTGTGTGGTTTTGCACTTACAGAAATTCTTCCTGCAATGATGTAAAATCTCTTGACAAGGTGGTGTCTTTAGTGTATCATAGTCATATGAATTACATTGATACCAAATATGTCTCCCTTATCGGTTCACGCCTCAGAAACTTCTCCAAGAAAAATAATAACTTGTGGAACTTCTCTTGCCCGTACTGTGGGGATTCTAGTAAAAAGAAGAACAAAGCTCGTGGTTTTGTTTACGCTCAGAAGCAGGATTTGTTCTTTAAATGTCATAACTGTTCTATGGGCACAACTGTTGCTAAACTCATTGAGTATGTAGATTCAAATCTATACAAAGAGTATGTGATGGAACGCTACAAAGAGGGTACTAATGGTACTCCATATAAGGGTGCATACAAGACACCCAAACCTGTATTTGATTTTACAGCACCTAAATTTAAATCTAGATTAGGTGATTTAAAAACTTTTGCAGAATTGAAAAATAATCATCCAGCTATTGCGTTTTTAGAGGAAAGATCACTGCCTAGAGATGCTTGGAATGATATATATTTCAGTCCTAAGTTTTATGAGTTCGTCAACACCCAAGTCCACAATAAGTTCCCTGTATTGGACGGAGATCATCCTAGAATGATTATCCCCTTTCGTAAGGAGAACGGACAAATATTTGCCTTTCAAGGTAGATCATTTGGTGACGAAAAGCAGAAGTACATTACAATCATTCTGGACACAGAATATCCCAAAATCTTTGGGATGAATAAGGTTGACCCTAACAGTACCATCTATGTTACTGAAGGGCCATTTGATTCTATGTTCCTAGAAAACTCTGTTGCAGTCGCGCAGAGTGACTTGCGTGTACCTCAGTTCAAAAATAAAGCAGTACTTGTACCAGACAACGAACCTAGAAATCCAGAAATTTGTAAACAAATTGAAAAGTTTATAGAAGAGGGATATAAGGTATGTTTGTGGCCAAGTACGATAAAAGAAAAGGACATAAACGATATGATTCTCTCTGGCAAAACGTCAGGCGAGATTTTAGGTATTATACATAGTAACTCCCATCAGGGGTTAAAAGCACAAACTGTTTTCAGTTCATGGAAACGCACAAATTAGATAAATGGAGAATTACAAAAAATGAAAAGTCTTGCAGAAGTTATACTACCCTTCCCAAAGACTGAGGTAGACAATGGTCATGACCACCTTGGTATAAGAATAGATAAAACAAGAGATAAGGATTTAAGTGAACAAGCGTATAAACTTCTAAAAGATTATTATTGTACAGAACAAGAAGCATCACCCCAACAAGCATATGCACGGGCGTCAGTTGCATATTGTAATGGCGACTTAGACCTTGCACAACGTATCTATGATGCAGTGTCTAAAGGTCACTTCATGTTTGCATCCCCAGTATTATCAAACGCTCCTATGCCTGGCACTAAAGCAAAGGCGTTACCAATCTCATGTTTCTTAACTTATGTACCTGATTCACTTGAAGGACTAATCGACCACTCAGCAGAGTTACGATGGTTGTCTGTTAAGGGTGGTGGTGTTGGTGGACATTGGAGTGACATTCGTGCCATCTCTGACAAGGCCCCCGGCCCAATGCCGTTTTTACATACTGTAGACGCAGATATGACGGCATATCGACAGGGTAGAACTCGTAAAGGTTCTTACGCGGCGTATATGGATGTCTCACACCCCGACCTGATAGAGTTCCTTAACATGCGAGTACCTACAGGTGATGTCAATCGTAAGAACTTAAATTTGCACCATGCAATCAATATCACAGATAACTTCATGCGAGCAGTAGAACGAAATGAGATATGGGACTTTAAAGACCCACATGAAGATACTGTTCGTGAAAGTATGCCTGCCAGAAGTTTGTGGCAACAGATTTTGGAAGTGCGTTATCGTACAGGTGAACCATACCTTAACTTCATTGATACAGCTAATCGTGCGTTACCGCATACGATGAGAGCCAAGGGATTGAAGATTCATGGTTCTAACTTGTGCAATGAAATACATCTTCCTACATCAGAAGACAGGACTGCCGTGTGTTGTTTATCTTCTCTTAACTTAGAGAAATATGATGAGTGGAAAGATTCAAATCTTGTTGCAGACCTCATTCGATTCTTAGACAATGTATTGCAATTCTTTATTGACAATGCTGGTGATGAGATTAGTCGTGCAAGATATTCTGCAACTCAAGAACGTAGTCTTGGACTAGGTGCAATGGGTTGGCATTCACTCTTACATAAGAAGAGAGTTCCTTTTGATTCACTAGAAGCAAGAGAACTGAATCGTGAGGTGTTCCAGTATATCAAAGACAGCGCAGTCAAGGAAACTGTTAACATAGGTTCAGAGAAGGGTGAGGCTCCTGATATGAGAGGTACTGGTAGACGTAATGCACATCTACTTGCGATTGCTCCTAATGCAAACTCTAGTATCATTGTAGGAACTTCTCCATCTATTGAACCATCAAAGGCGAATGCATATACGCATCGTACACGCGCTGGTTCTCACTTAGTGCAGAACAAGTACTTAGAACAAGAACTAAGAAGGATTGGTAGGAACCAAGACGAAGTTTGGTCAGATATTATTACTCATGGTGGTTCAGTCCAACATCTTGAGTTTTTGTCACAAAAGGTTAAAGATGTTTTCAAAACAGCAATTGAGATTGATCAGATGGTGTTAGTGGAACAGGCCGCAGATAGACAAGAGTATCTTTGTCAAGGACAATCATTAAACCTATTCTTCCCATCAGGCGCAGACAAGAAAGACTTACATAGAAGTCACTTTGCTGCATGGAAGTTAGGAACTAAGGGTCTGTACTACCTAAGAACAGAAAGTTCACAAAAGGCAGAAAATGTATCAATGAAAGTTTCGCGTGATGCATTACAAGATTTTGAAACACAAACAATGGAATCACAAGACGAGTGTACAGCCTGCCAGGGCTGATCAAAAAAGGAAAAAAGAAATGAAAGTAGAAATATACAGTAAGTCACATTGTCCATTCTGTGAGAAGGCGAAACATTGGTTCGACTCGCATGGGTATGAGTACACAGAGATTAAGATGGACAACGAAGAAGAACGTCTTGCATTTTATCAAAAAATAAACCCCACTGCTCGATCAGTACCACAAATCTTTATTGATGATAAGTTGGTTGGTTCATACGACCAGTTTATTGCAGTTGCAGATACTTTTGTGAAAAAGCAAGGTGGAGGGTTGTTGGAGTTCTCAGAAGCTTACAAACCATTTCACTACCCTTGGGCAGTTGAAATCACAACAAGACATGAGAAAGTCCATTGGATTGAAGATGAACTTGACTTGTCTGAAGATGTTGCTGATTGGAAATCTGGTAAGGTTAATGCAGTCGAGAAGGAATACGTCACAAACATCCTTAGACTATTCACACAGTCAGATGTTGCAGTAGGACAGAACTACTACGACCAATTTATTCCTAAGTTTAAGAACAACGAAGTACGGAACATGCTTGGTTCTTTTGCAACTAGGGAAGGTATTCATCAACGTGCATATGCACTACTTAATGAAACACTTGGATTGTCAGACGCAGAGTATCATGCTTTCTTGGAATACACAGAGATGGCTGACAAGATTGAATTTATGATGGACAGTGACCCGAATACAGTTCGTGGACTTGGATTGTGTCTTGCAAAGTCAGTAATGAATGAAGGTGTCGCCTTGTTCGCATCATTCGTAATGCTGTTAAACTTTCAGCGTTATGGTAAGATGAAAGGTATGGGTAAGGTTGTTGAGTGGAGTATTCGTGATGAATCTATCCATGTTGAAGGTAATGCAAAACTATTCAAGGCATATTGTGCAGAACACCCCCGTATCGTAGACGATGAATTCAAGGGACATATATATGAGATGGCAAGGAACGCTGTTAAGTTGGAAGACAGGTTTATTGACTTGGCGTACAAGCTTGGTGACATTGAGGGACTAGGTGAAAAGGAAGTCAAACAGTATGTTAGATACATTACTGACAGAAGGCTTCTTCAACTTGGACTCAAAGGAAACTACAAAGTAAAAGAAAATCCTCTGCCGTGGTTGGAGTGGGTGCTGAATGGCGCAGACCATACCAACTTCTTTGAGAATAAAGTGACTGAATATGAGGTTGCTGGATTAACAGGCAAGTGGGATGATGTCTACGCTGCATAATGATAACAAGGGACAGGTATAACTATGAGTAGAAAAGAAATTCTATGTGATGGGTGTGATGCAGTTTTTCGTATAGCACATAACATGGACGAATGGAATTATAGTGTAACCTATTGTCCCTTTTGTTCTGATAAATTGAACAAGGAAGAACAGGATGAATTGTTTGATGAACCAGAAGACGAAGACTATTAAATGGTAAACTGGACTTTTGATGGCAGGCCTGTTGAAGAACTGCCAGAAGAGTGTGAAGGGTTCGTATACTTGATAACTAATCTTACTAATGGTAAGATGTATGTTGGTAAGAAACTAGCACGTTTCAAGGTTACGAAACCCCCATTAAAAGGAAAAAAGAACAAGAGGCGTTCAACAAAAGAAAGTGATTGGAAAACCTATTGGGGTTCTTCTGATTACTTGAACGCTGATGTCAAGGAACTCGGTGAAGATAAATTCACCAGAGTAATCCTACATTATTGTAGGAGTAGAGGAATGCTCAGTTATCTAGAAGCAAAGGAACAGTTCGACAGAGAGGTACTTATTAGTGACACATACTATAATGGTATCATCAATGTTAGGGTTGGTAGTTCTAAGATATTGAGAGAAGAGTATACATCAAAGCAATAGTAAGTATGTGTAAATAACTTAATCTTTCGTAGAATAAGTCATTACAGTTGTTATAAATATACGCGAAGACCCCCCCAAGGAGAATCGAAAATGACCTATAATCAGGCCAAGGTGATACTGTGCGTATCGCATAATATTAATTAGGGGATGTATTGCATCCCAATCATTTAAGAGAAAGAAGAGTGATGATAGGATGGAGCATACTGGATTTGTTTAAGCCAAATCCGATACCAAAACATAAGATGGATGTCGTTAGATTCATTAGAATGGAATATGGTAAAGAAGTACAGCATTTACATGACGAAGATGTACTTGCTTTTTATAATACGATGTTAACTAAAAGGAGAACTCAATAATGTCGCTAGGCCTAATTATGAGCCATAACACACAACTTGCGTGTGGGGTTTGTAAGTCATTGAAAAAAGCAATGACAAAGATGCTTGAATTAAGTATCTCAATAACAGAATCATCTGGAAGAGCCAGAGCTGCAAGTGAATTAGTCAATATGGGCTATCACGAAGAAGCGAAGAAACTAATGACGGAGAAAGAGCTATGAATAGTTTGACCTCAACTTATTGTGCGATTTGTACAACCTTATATGATTTGTTCAAAGCCGTCACATCAAAAAATCCATACAACGCTAAAGTGTATGGTGAATTAAGCAAATTAACAGATAGAGACTTGCAAGACATTGGTGTCACCCGTGGTGATATTGAAAATATTGCGAGAGGAAAAAGTATCCCAAGTAGAGGAGTAGACTTATAATGAAAGATGCATTTCTAATGGAAGGATTAAATCGGTGGAGAAAATCGCAACAAGCAAAATGTCGCTCGTTTGCAGGATTTTTAACACTTGAAGGTTTGTAAATTTTCTGTAAATATTTAAAATAAATCCTAAGTCTTTGTTTTCACAAGGACTTTTTTTTGTCTTTTTTTTATAAAACACTTGACTTTTGTTGTAATAACATGTATAATGGTTACATAAGATAAAGAAAGAGAGAGAAGCTATGGAAGATTATAAAGTTGGCGAGAGAGTTGGAGTTAAGTGTGCTGGGACTGATGTTTGGGCTTGGGGTGAGGTTGTTGGAGTCACTGCCAAACGGGTTCGTGTTTATAATGAAGTGCGTGGATTGGTTGGTTTGTACGCTCCATCAAATGTTGAGAAGTACAAGAACTATTACAGTTTTGGTAAAGTTTAGTTATATGCATAGAACAAAATGTTCTAACTAAACAGTTGACTTGTTATGAAAACAATGGTATAATGAGTTATAGAATTGAGAAGAGAGAGAAATTATGAATGAAGTTATTATTAAACAACTAGTTGATTTTAAGAACTATCTGAAAGATTTTTATGGTGAGGGTGGATGTTATGCAAAGAAAGAGTTCGCTACTGAAACGCAAATTCAATCTGCTATTTTTGACTATTGCGTTGCCTGTAGTGAATCTACACCAGCTGCCACCATGCGTATCACTGGAACGTATGATGAAATGACTTGGGGTGATGGAGACTCG